CGGGTCACCCGGCGAGAACGGCGTGAGGGCGTTGGCGTCCATTACGTGCCGTCTCCAATGCCCAAGTTGTCGAAATCGGCTTCGTCGTGCAGCTCGGCGACAAAGACGTTCCTGGCGAACGGTACCATTTCGTTTTCGTCGACGGCATCCCGCCACATACACCAAAGGTATTCATGCCCCTTCTTGGCGATTCCGGTAATATCGCCGATTTGCAGGCCGGTCACGTTCTCCGACGCTAGGAAATCGTAGGTGATTTCTGGGTCTGTGTTCGTGCCCTGCTGGCCCTTTGCTCCAAGGAAGAGGACTTCCCCCGCGGCGAATCCGTAGAAGGTGCCGTCGTTTACTTTTCCCACCATCCTGGCCAACGTGACGATATAGGCTTGCGTAATCGTCGCGGTTGGCTGGCGGTACGTCACGGAAAACTTGAGGGCTGGAATCGGGACGTCCACGCCTTGGACTTTGTTGTCCTCCGTCACGTTGACGACCTTATTGTCAACGATGTGGTCCGGCGGGTCTGCGCCGTAGGCCGTCTGGGCGTTGGCCGTGGTGACGTGGGCCGTGCCTCCGGTCGTATCGAAGCTGATACGATAGTCCCCGGTATCAAGCTTCTGCTTGTCTGCCTTGTCCGGTTCGACGTAGGTGGCCTTGCCGATCCAGGCTTCAGGGCGGGCTCGGTCGAGGCGTACGGAGTTGAGGACCAGGCCATCGTGAACGGTCGACAGCTGGGCAAGGAAGGTTGCACGCGCAGACGACCGGCTGGCCGTGCCATCGATAAAGTAGATCAGCGTGGCCTGGCTGCTACCATCGTAGCTGTCGCTGCCTTCGTCTGATTTGAAAAGTTCGAAAATCTCGTTGGCCATTGTGATGCACCAGGCGGGATGAATGTGACCGGCCGGCGGGCGGCGGCTGTGACTGGCGAGCCGGGGACGTTAGTCCCCGGATGGGTTCGGGCGGCTGACTGGTTTGGTGATCGGATGGAAAATCCGGAAAACGTCCCCGCCCAGATCCGCGGGAGGGTGTTTTTCGCTGATTCTCAATTTCCGGACGATATGGGACGCGGTTTGGTGGGTTGCGTATCAGGGGACTGGCGTCCCCCGCTCGCCAAGAGCGTTGCCTACGTACAGACCAGGGGGCCGGCTCGTTTGTTGAGTGCGGCAAGCTCGTCTGCGGTTTTCTTCGTGTTGCGGGCGGTCTCCTCTTCCGGACCGCGGACGGCGCGGCCAGCGGCGAACATGGCTTGTACGGCGGCGGTGCTGAATGAGCCTACGGGGCTTACTTTCTCGGCGGCGACGTCGAGGCCGGCGGCCATGTCGGCGGCGGGTACTTCGGGCGTCTCGACGGCGTCGGCCGCGGCGACGTCCCGGATATTGTTTGCCTTGGCTACCAGTTCGGCCAGGCGTTCGTTGGTCTCGTCGAGTTTCGAGTCTCCGGATTCGGCTTTGTCGGCCGCGTCCTGGAGGGCCGTTTCTCGCTCCTTGCGGAGTTCCTCCAGGGCGTCGCGCGTGGCCTGGATTTTGGCGGTCATCTCGGCGGCGCGTGCGGAGTTGCGGGCGTCGGTTCCGGACTGCAGGGCGTCGTTCTTGCGTTTGGTGTCGTCGTCAACGAATCCGATGGCCGTTTCGATGTCCAAGGACTTATTGAACCAGCCGTGAACCGTCACCAGCTTTTTGCCGATCCAGCCCACTACGTCATTCCACTTTTTCCGTACGGCTGTGACGGCGTTGTCAAAGGCGATCAGCAGGCCGGCGGTGAATTCGTGCCACGTCGATGTGACGGCCCCCACGCCTTCCATGAAGGTGAGCTTGATCGACGTCCAGGCAATCTTGACGGCTCCCTGCCAGTCCCCGGCCTGCAGGGCTTGGCCGATACCTGTGAATGTCTCGCCGATTCTGGCTCCCAGTCCTGCGAACATCGTTTTTATCCACTCGATGCCTGCAGAAAAGTTTGGAAATATCGACGTTAGGAAACCGGGCAGCTGCCCGAACATGCTGCCGAATATCCCAGAAAGCCATCCGGGCAGAGACCCGAATAGTTCCAGGATGTATTGAACGCCCTGCTGCAGTCTCGGCAGGGCGGCATCCAGGGCGGTTCCAGCGGCGGCCTTTATCGTGCCGAACATATCCACCACTTTATTCAGCGCGCCGTAGAATACGGCTTGCAGGGCCGCCATTCCGATTTCTGCGGCCAGGGCCATGTCCCCAGCCTGCAGGGCGGCGGCGATGCCCCCGAATACCTCCCGAGCCCAGTTGTAGGCCCATGTAAATACCTCGGTCAGCTTGGCCAGGGCGGCGCGGCCCGAGTCGGTATATTTGACCCATGCCACCGTGGCGGCCGTCGCGGCGGCGAGAACGGCCAGGACTGCGCCCAGTGGACCAGCCAGGGCGGCGGCCACGGAAACTAGTCCACTCAATGCGATGGAGGCCGCGGCGGCGGCGGCTCCCATGCCGGTGATAACGGCCCCGGCGGCAACCAGGCCGGCGCCCACGGCGGCAACGGTGGCAATCAACCTGGGGTTGGCTTCCACCCACTCGACAAGCTTTGATACCAACGGCGTGACTTGGGCCATGACGGACTCGAGGGCCGACACAATCGGCGCCCCGATGGCGGCCAGGACGTCGTCGGCTTGGGCCTTTAGCCGCTTCATCTGGTTGGCGAAGCTGCCGGCCGATCGTTCCGCGTCCCCCTGCGCGGCTGTCGTGCCGGCCATGATGATCGACATGCGGGCCATGGTCTTTTGGGCCTCGGTGGCGGCCTTGGGGTCAATGCCCTGGTTCAACATCTCTTGCTTGACGGCGGCCTGGCTGACAATCACCCCGTACTTTTTCATTACCTCGCCCGAGCCCGTCAGGGCGGCGTGAAGGTCACGCAACACGTCGGCGTCTGCCTTATTGTTGAAGCTGGCCAGGTCCACGGTGAGCTTGGTAATTTGTTTGCTCATTTCCGTGGCGGCCCCGGCCTCAAATCCGATCGGTACCAGCAGGTCTTGAGTGCCTCCCATGAAGTCCAATATCTGCTGCTTACTGCGGCCGATTCCGGTAGCAAATTCCTCGGACCAGCCGCGGACCACGTCGCGGGACTCGCCGAAAACGACATTGAATTTGTTCAGGGTCTCCGTAAGCTCGGATGCCTTGGGGATGGCCAGGGCCAGCGGCGAGAGTATGGCCCCGCCTACCGCGGAGATCCCCGCCCCGATCGTCGCGGCCGATCGAGCAAACGACCGCAGCCGGGCCGATGCCTTTGCGAGGCCCTTTTGCAGATGGGACCGGAGGCCGAGGAGCACATAAGCGCCCCCGGCCTTTACGTCTCTGGATTTGGCCATAAATACACCTACGGCGAGCCGGGGACGTTAGTCCCCGGATGGGTTCGGGCGGCTGATTGGGTTGGTGATGAGTGGGACGCGGTTTGATGGGTTGCGTATCAGGGGACTAACGTCCCCCGCTCGCCAAGTCGCTCGCCTAGACGGCGTGGGATGGGGTCATGCGAATGTGAGCGGTGCCGAGTTCTAACGGGGAATCGATTCGGCCGGATGAGCGTTGGACCTTGATGTCATACGCTCCGTCTTCTATCGCCTCGGTCAGCAGGGCGGCGGCGGTGGGTTCGAGTTCGACGGTAATGTCTCCGTTGCCGTCGTCGTCGATCGTGATGTCTCCGTAGGCGGCATAGCCGGCGTCAGGCTCGGCGCGGCAGATTCGTTCCAGGCCGCCCGTCAAGCTGATCCTGATTTGGGCGTTGTCCTCGGAAAGCTCCCCGCGGCGTTTGAGGCTGAACCAGATTTCGGAGGCGTCCGATAGGTCGCCCAGGCCGGTGAATTCCTGGGAGAACGTGCAGGATCTGTAGACGATAATTTCGCCCTGTTGGCTGGCTGTGACTTGGGCGGCGGTTTGGGTGAGTGTGCGGGTGGCGTAGGCCCATACCGCGGCGGCTATCGAGGCGCCGACGGAGCCGATACCTGTGAGCGTCCGGCTTGCGTAGGCCCATACGGCCGCGGCGACCTGAGAGGCAGAAGGGAGCCCGCTAACTGTAGACTGAGTCTCTCCAGTCGTACTATTGATTTCTTGTAGCATATTTTGTGAGACGTCCTGGCTTGACGCGATTGTCGGCAGACCGTACTCGGCGTGCGTTAGGACGGCGTATCCGTCGCCAGTCTGACGCGGGCCGATGGTCCCGCCTCCGATGCAGCGTGTCGTCGAGTCTCCGGACACTGCGTAGGATGCGTCCAGGCTCCAGGTGTCGCCAGTCGTCCAACCGTGCGCGGCGTCGATGAGGACGGACGCGCGATAGTAGCCGGTACTGATTTTCGTAGGGGTAACACTAGCCCCCCCAACAGTGGTGCCATTGCGACGAAGCACCACCGTCGGCATGCTGTCAGCGTCTATGTTCTCGCCTGCTGACGATGGATCGGGAACGCGGAAAAAACGGTAGACGGTTTCGCCTATCTGCATTTCGTCAGTTCTCCCAGTGTCCGCTGTCTTCGACAATTACAACCGAACCGAATAGTTCGACGATTTCGACCTCTTCGGGAATGTCCGCGTCAACATGCAACGGGCCGTTTAGCACGTAGAGCGTGGGCGACCAAGTGACACCTGTGACAAGCAGAAAGCTGCCCGCGAAATTAGGCCCGTCGACTAGCATGTGCACGGCCCCGACGTATCCGATCGCCCGTTGCACGCCGTCTTCTGACTGGTGCACTTGACCGTAATTGATGGATATTGCCTGGCTGGATGCACCGCCACGCGCCAAGCTGACGTGACAAAAATTCGAACTAATCGCGTACGATCCTGGAGACGTGTCAGACCCTTCGCCCAATGCTACGTAACCATAGTTTGAGTAGATTGCACGGGAGCCTGTGCCGTCACCTCCTTGGGCTAGCGCGATGTATCCGTAATTGTTAACGCAGCCGTACGAATAATTACTCCCGCTAGGACCTCCGACACATGTGCCGATTGTGGCCCCTGCGCGAATCGCATTGGAACCGTAGCAATATGTGCCCGACCCACCGGACAACATTTCTACGTGTCCGTAGATATTCGTTGCCCCGACGTCTGACGTTCCCTCGCCTCCCGTCAGCGCGTCAATAGAGCACCCGGTTGGTACACTAGCCATCAGGGCAGCCGCAGTCCCGCCAGTGAACGACCACGTTGACATGTCGTAAGCGCCATCAATTACGACCGTGCCAGCCGTCCCCGGCGACACAACGTCAATGCCTGTGTGCGTCGGTTCCTCGTCGATCGTCAATTGGAACCCTGACAGATCGATCTCGTCGCCGTTGGAAATCGATTCTTTGATCGACGACCAGGCCGCGTCGGCGGATAACGTGAAATCCGACACGTTTTATTCTCCCCATCCGAGAATAGCCGCGTCTACCTCTGCTTGCGTTGGCAGTGTCGCGTCCTCATCGTTGGCCAAATCTGCCGCGGCGGCTTCCAGCCTGTCTATGATCTGGCGGTGTGCGTCCTCGGACTGCTGTCTCGCTGTGAGGATCGGCGCAGCCGCATCGTCAAACGTGGCGAGTTTGGCAGCCGATCGACCGCGGGCGTGGGCCAACAGCTGCCGGGCCTGTTCGCGCTTTTTGGCGATTCGGCCGGCGGCCAGGGCTTCTGCCATCTCGTCGACAGTGACCCCCAGCAGGGCTTCTAATCCGGCCTTCAATTCCTCTGTGCTTACGGGATCTGCCATTGTCTTGGGTCTCCATTCTGTGGTGGCTGCCAGGTCCGTATCTCCGCGGCGGCCCCGGCCTGCGCTTCGGTTTCGGCTTCGACTTGGACGGAATCGTCCACCCAAAAGCGGAGCGTTCCGCGGATGGGCTCGGCGGGTTGACTGGCGGCGGGTGGTGGGGGCTGCGTATTGTTCCGGGAAGACCAGATCAGCAACCCTCCCAGGATTGCGGCGGCAATAACTGCAAGTTCTCTCCAGGTTACGGCGGACTTGTTGACGTGTACGTCCACTTCGTCCTCAGCTGGTGGCATGTCTAACGACCAGTGGAAAAGGCGGTCTGCTCGCTTCTGCCGGCGCGCGTCGTGCGCTCGCATGTACTTCGTGCGTTCGTCCTTATCCGGTTCCGGCATCTGCCGCGGCCTCTCGCTCAAGGATTTCCCGTGATGCTCCCAGCTCGACACTCATCATATCGAGGATGTTGAGCTGCCCCAGGCGCAGCCAATCACCATCGGTCATCGGGGCGCCGCCTTCGACGTGGTCAATCAGTGCGTCGATTCTCGCTTCACGACGCTTTACGGCTTCCTCTGGGGTCATTTACGTACCAGCCTTGAAGATGCCATTTCCTGCGTCTGCTAACTTTTCGCGACGGTCGGAATTGTTGGCCATGGCCCGGCCGACAATGTCCATTGTGCCGGCATGAAAACGCGCGTGAATCGCGTTCGGGTTGACGTCGATCGGCATATCATCCGCCATGCTGTGCTCGGACTGCATTTGCTTGGATGATGCGATTTCAGGAGTAAAGGGGGCTGGTGTGGACATGTTTGGCACCTCGTTAACGTGCGGAGCTATTTGGGATCGCACACGGCGTGCGGTCTCCTCGTGATCCTGGGAAACACTGGTGGTCAAGCCACCAGTGCCACCCATCTAGTCTGGCGTGAACTCGTAACGGATTCGGCCGGTGATCTGCGCCTTGACGCGGGCGGCTACGGCGGCAATAGCGGCGTCGTCCAAAACGGCGGCGGGGCCTGGGGCCCCGTCGTTTCCGTCGCGGCCGGGCAAGCCGTCCTTTCCGTCTTGGCCTGGCAAGCCGTCCCGGCCGGCGGTTCCAGGCGGGCCGGGCTGTGGTTCAAAGCGTGGATCGGCGGCCAGCTGTTCGACGACGATGGCGGCCAGGCGGTCATAGTCGACGGTCAGGCCGCCCGGTTTCTGGATTGGTGTTAGTGGTTGTCTGACGGGGGCAACGATGGGCGGGGGCGATGTACAGCCGTCAGGGCCGCATGCCTGCCAGTTGCAGCGTTCCACCAGTATCGGCCGGATGGAATCGACGGACACGGCAAAGGTCTCGTATGGTGGCAAAGCTCCGGCGCCCCACACCAGACCGGCCAAGCGGCCGTCAGAGTCGAGGAGCGGGGAACCGCTTTCTCCGCCCTGTACCGTAAAGCTGGCGATAACCGTGGACGGCGTGGCGAGCCGGACGTGGCCGGAGTGGCAGGCGTTGCGCACCGAATCAGCAGGGAACCCTACGGCGTGGCATGGCTCCCCGGCTCGTATCGATTCCGCCAGAGGTGCGATTGCCAGGTGTCGGGAGCAACGGTAGGTCAGGACGGCCACGTCCACGCGTGGAGAGACATAGAGCAGGCCGGCGTCATACGGCGAGTCGTGACCGGCTGGCCAAATGCTGAACCGGTTGTAGCCCTGGACTACGTGCGCGTTGGTGAGCGCGTACGCGATTCCGTCGCGGTGGTGCACGTTGACGGCGGTTGCCTTGCTGCGGGCGTGCCCGTTTGTGCAGCGGATGATTGCCACGGCTTGGGCGTTGGTCCGGATGTCTGCGTAAGCGGCGGATGCCAGGCAACAGACGAGCAGGACAACCGCGGCCTTTGCAATGCAGGGCCGCTTCAAGAACTCTTCTTTCATACCACGGACTTCGCGCCGTAGCTCCGTGGTGCCCGCGGTGCATGTCTCGATAGCGCTGGTGTTGCGGTCGATGACGTGGGTATTTTGCGTCAGTGCCTTGAGAAGAGCGCGCGTGAGCCATACCAGAATGATCAGGAGCACGGCGGAGAAGCCAGCGAAGCCGTATTGAATGATCGGGGCCAGAATCGCGTCAGTGTCCATGGTGTGGGCCTTTCTCGTTTCGCGGGACCCTAGGGTAAACGTGCCAAATCAGCCGTTTTGTTTGGCAGTTTGGGCAAGGTTAGATCAGGTCTCGGCAATAATCGGGCAAATCGTCTTGTGCGCTCTTCAATGCCGGGCCCATGAACGGGTGCGGGTCCAGGCGGGCGGCGCGTTCTCTGCGTTCTCGGTTTCGGTAGCGAATCCAATCAGGGTCGATGATGGCCCAAGAGCCGTCGGCCTTTTGTTCCTCGGTAACGGTCAGGTCTGCGCCGAACTCTTGGCCGGCTGGCCCTGGGTCGTCAGTGCCTGGCAGGTCCACCGGTCCGACCACTACGGCGTCTTCGTCCGGGTCCCAGGCAAAGAATATGGTCTTTAGGTTGGGCTCCGGGCTGTGGATCTTCGGCGGCCGGCCTGACTTGGCGGGCTTCTTTCCTTTCCTCAGTGAATCGCGGGCGGCGCGGCGGACGTACGCCCCGGCTCTGGACAGGGCCTTTTGGCGTCGATCCGAAACGCGTTGCTGTACTTCGGCTCCATCGAAAAACAGGTCAGTGACGGAGTAGGTAAGATCAAAGGCGTCGATTGTCTTACCTCCTGGCTTTGTTGGAGTTCACGCTTTAGCGTGCTTCGGAAGACACGCTAAAGCGTGAACTCCAGCGGTGGCTACGTGGTCTCCGGCTTCTCTCCGGTGATCTGCTCGAACAGCCCCGGCGGCTTTTCGAGCTTCTTACCCACAAAGGCTTGTGCGATCGCTCGCATTACACAATCTGGCATTCCGGCGGCATGGTCGCGCTTCCTCTTGGCGGCAAAGTACGGGTGGAAGTCCTGATAACTAAACGGCGTGGGCTTCTTGGCTGGGTCTCGGTTGGCGTTGGCGATGCAACAAATCAGGTTTGACGTGTGGTTCCATTGAACTCGCTGGGCGTGTTCGTGCATCTCGCACAGCTCGGCGAGCGTGTAGTTGTCGTGGGGCAGTGCCAGGGCGGCCGTCAGCTTGTTGACGAGCTGCCACGGGTCTGTATGGCCTTTTCTACGGCGGCGTCGACTTCGGCGTTTACGACGTCGGCTATCAGTCCCCCGGTCAGTTTCTCCGTCACTCGGTCCAGTGCGTCTTCCTGTGCGTTCTGAATCGCTTCCAGGACGACGCGTTTTTTTTTGGGAAAGGCGGCAATGGTGGCTGTGATCAGTGCATCGGCTGCGGCGTCGATCGTCGGACCGTCGAATCCGTCCAGGAACTTGTCTTGGTCCCACCCCAGGCCGGCGGCCCGTTCCTCGCACAGTTCCCATAGCACATCGCCGAATAACTCCGGGTTATCGGCCATGGCAACAAATGGGTTTTCGGCTCCCTGGGTGGCAACGTCCAGGAGGTCGACGTTCAGCCGTTCCTTGATTCGGCGCGCCCGTGGGACGGTCACCCGCAAGACGAACTCTTGACCGTCAACGGTGAAGGCGGGCTTCTTGTCTTTCGGCTCGGTCATAAGCTTGGCGAATCCGTGTTATTGCCCGGCTGATCAGCCCGGCGTGGTACCAGTTGAACGGGTGCCGTGTGTCGTCGGCCAGGCTGTGGAGCCTGCGGACCAGCTCGCACAGATCCCCGCCCCGTGTGGCGCGGGGATCGTAGCGGAAAACGTACGTGTGATCGGCGACGCGTAGCGTCAGGCGAATGTTACTTTGCGCCGTTGGCCGATCGTCCCCCGGTTTTCTTGTCCTCTTCGGGCGGGTCATTTTCTGGCGGGTCCTCTTCGGGCGGCCGGTTGTGGCTGCCTTCCGGAACGCCTTCGATCATGCAGGAGATTTGATACGCCTGGTCCTGCTGCAGGTACACGGCCCGTTTCGGGTGCGTACCTTCCAGGCCGTCGGCGCCTTTGCAATAGGCTTCGACCAGCTCCCGTTGGCCTTCGTCGTCGAGCTTGTCCTTCTTGTAGGCCGCGGCGGCGGCGGCGGACAAGGCCCGTTGCTCGGCTACGTTGATCTGCACAAGGCCGGGCGTTCCGCCCCGCTTCTTGAGCTTGTCCAGCAGGGCCGGCATGTCGACTTTCACAACGGGGAACTTTCGCTTTACGGGTTTGGCTTTCGCCATGGGGATAACCTCCGGTTGAAAGGTAGTTAAGGTGGCTGGCGAGCTGGGGAACTTAGTCCCCGGATGGGTTCGAGCGGCTGATTGGTTTGGGGACGGAAAGCGGTTTGGTGGGTTGCGTATCAGGGGGCTAACGCCCCCCGCTCGCCAAGCTATGCGGTCGTGATGAACTCGGGGCCGTGGGTCACGGCCGGGGTTGCGTCGTCGCGGTCCGTGGGGAACGCCTTGAGCTTGAGGACGGTGCCCTCCTTGATAGGCGCGTCCAGTGGCAGGTCTCCGACTTCGCACCAGGACTTGAAGCCCCACGCGCCGGTGGTCGCAATGTCCTGATCGACCACGGCCAGCTGAATGGGCGTATCGTTGGCAAAGCTGTCCAGCAGGGCGGCAAATTCCGTTTCGGTGGAGGAATGATAGACGTAGTCGAATTCAATGCCCCCAGACTTCAGGGCGCCGCGGAATAGTTCCCAGTCGTATTCACGGCGGGTCACTTCCGCTTGGCCTTTCGACAGCGGCACGGATACGTCCCGGGCTCGTTTGAGCTCCGACCAGACTGGCACGTCATGCGTGCCGGTGTTGCGGTAGATTTTCCAGTTTTTGCCAACGGACATGGGCGCGGCTCCTGTTTTGTAGGTCCGCCAGTAGGCGGTTATGGGGTTATGTCGTACTCGGCGGAGTACTGCAGTGTGATGATGGAGGTAAACGTCTGGTACCTGACCAATTGAACGGGAATCCAGCACGGCTCATGCACGACGGATTCCAGGACGGCGCGGTAGTCGCCGAAATCGGCGTCGTCCCGGTCGATCAGTACATCATTGCGGCTGACCAGGCCGACGATTTGACGCGTGAACGTGAACAGCTCCAGCAGCCGGTCATCGGTCAGCTTTTCAAGGCGTTGCTGAACCGCCACGGATACGGCGGCCAGCGCATGATTGGTATCTGTCGTCAGGCGTTCGGATTCTTCATCTCGGCAGATGATTCGGCACTTCAAATCGAAATCGTCCGGCTTCTTGTGCAGGTAGAACCCGCGGGCCGGCTCCCCGGTCGGGAACGTCTCGCCTAGGTCCGCTTCATTGTCGGCGATGAGCGTCACCAGGGCGTCGGCGATTTCTACAAGCGGGTCGACCATGGAAAGGTGGCAGGTGTCAGGTGCCAGGTGTCAGGCACGTTTTGTGTGGACGCGGTAACGGGTGTAGTGCGGGTCGGAGGGCCGAAAAACCGGCTCCCCGGCGTTGGACGGCTGGACGATAAAGCGGATAGTGGTTGACGACCCGGCAACGGTCAGCGTCAGCTGGATCTGGTCCCCGGCTGCCGGTTCGACGGGTCCGGTTCCAAAGTCGATCGAGGCCGGCTTGATCAGGAAGTCCACTTGGTCGGATTCCGTAACCAAGTCGTCCAGTTCGTGCAACTGCTGGACTTGCTCCTTGCCGATAACCACGTCGTAAATCGTGCAATTGCCTACGTCCGGGCGTGTGTACGTCACCGAATGGCCGGAGGTCTCGGCCACGGCGTCGTGCATCAGGTCCAGGGCTTCAGCGGCAATCGTGTCCATGGTTCTCGGCGATTCTCGGCGATTCTCTCAGCAACTCTCGGCAACTCTCGGCAACTCTCAACAACTATCGGCGAGCCGGGGACGTTAGTCCCCGGATACGTTCCGGCGGCAATCACCTATCAAGTGACAGCCGTTTCCGCGTTGCTGATAGAGTCCGTCACAACAATCGGGATGCCTTCCCACTCCGTGGGCGTCTGCGGGTGGGTGTTCAGGTCCGTGATCCTGGAGCTACGCAACTGGCCACGGCTCCGGCGGGTCATGGCGAACATGGTGGGCCCTTTGTGCGCTGGGAACAAATCATACAGCTGGCCCATCAGCGTATCGGTCAACGTGTTGCTCCCGGCGTCCAGGTTGGCCAGGCGGGCTACCGAATAGGCGCTGCCGATCTGCAGGCCATGCCATCCAGTAATCGGCGTCCCGTACGCGGGGAACTTGTTGCCCGACGCGTCTTCTGCAAAGAACTCGAAGCTCTCGCCCCAGTCGATCTTCCCTTCGTTGCCCATGATGAAGGTGCAATTGGTGAAGTCCGGCGTGGTGCGGATGGCGTAGACCGACGTACAGGCGGTGGAACCACCCGCCCCCAAGACCATGCCATCGGCCAGAGCGTCGAGGCCGGCGGCGTCGGGGAATCCGTCCGGCCCGTCAGAGTCGAGGCCGGTGCCTTGGAAGATTTGCTTCTCGGCGTAGGAGAAGCTCGCCCGGAGGTGTCGCAAGTTCTGGCGGTCAAGGTACGCCTCTGGTCCGTGTTTCCACGCGTTGGCAATCGCCTTGTCGACGTGGTTGGAGGCGTCCATGATGGCCAGGCTGATCGTAACCAGCGTGTCGTCGGACACGTCGTGAGCGCGTCCGGCGTTGGCGTCACGATAGCCGACGACGGGCGCGCCGGTCTGCTTCGTGTACTTGTGGACGGTGCCGTTGCTGGCTTCGTCGGCGGCCAGCATGGCGAGAACCGGCGCTTCGTCCAACAGGTCGGAAACTTCGATATCGGCCAAGTTCTGATCATTGATGATCAACAGTTCGGCGGCTGTTCTGAGATCGTCGGCCATGGGGAATGGCTCCTAAGATAAGATGTGTTGCGCGGCGAGCGCCCCGAGTCGGCCGGCGTCAGGATGACGCGACGGGATGGCCTGGCAGGGCGGGACACTCGCCACACGGCGGCGTGGTCAGGCAGCTAATTTGGCGAGCCAGGGGCGTTAGCCCCTGGATGGTTACGGGCGTCTAACAGGTTGAAAACGGCGGGCGTCAATCAGGCCGCTATTTCGGATGCCTTCCGGCAATCCTTGACAGCGGTTTCCGGCCTTGGCGGCTCGGCTTGGTCGGGATGGCTCCCGGTTCTTCCTTTTCCTGCAGGGCGAGTTGCTCCCGCAATTGCAGGTTCTCTTGGCGTAGGGCTTCAATCATTTCACCCTGCGCCTGCTGGATCGTCTTGCCCTCGCTTACGGCGCGAAAGGCCGCGGCGTCATCACCCAATGCTTGCCGGTATTCGGCCAGCGTGGAGGCAATCGGATCGTCGGCCGGCGGGTCCTGGCCGGGGTCGCTCTGCTCGGTCGGTTCCTCGGGCGCGTCGGCGGCCGGCGGGTCCTGGCCGGGGTCGCTCTGCTCGGTCGGTTCCTCGGGCGCGTCGGCGGCCGGCGGGGTCGGAGTGTCGGCGGCCGGTGGATCGGCGGGCGTCTCCGGGCTCGGATCGGCGGGCGGCGTGTCGGGGGAGTCGGCGTCAGGCGTCGGGTCGGGATCGGCGGGAGTTTCCGGGTTGTCTGCGGGGTCCACGGGCGGGGCTCCTATCGAAAGGGAAAGGCGACGGTTCGTCAAATATCGCGTCACAAAGGCGCGGGCTCGGTCGGGGTCAATGCCGTAGGCGGCGGCCGTCTCGGGCTTCTGGTCGGAGAAGCCGAAGGCGTAGTCTGCCATGGCGGAAAAGTCGAAAGCGGGGGAGGCATGAAACAGGCCGCCCGGATTTGCGGCCGGGCTGTCCACCAGGTCCACGGCCTCCAATTCGGCCAGGCGGACGTGAGGCAGGTTGTTGGTGTTGCGTTCGTCAGGTGACTTGAAGTTCTCCAGGTCGAGGTATTCCCCGCCCCAATACGGATCTGGCTTCCATTCGGCCCCGTGTTCTTCCAGAAAGGCTATTTCGGCTTCGTGGTCGTGATAGAAGACAATCGAACTACCAAAGCTGGCCGGGTCTTCCTCGGTCCGATCCATGATGTAGCCGGCCAGGTTGCCGTCCGGCGTGCTGTGGGCGGACTTGGCCAGGTGGAGGTCTGCGCGGAGTAGTTCCCCTGCCTCCAACTGCGGGACGTGGGCGCGGCCCATGAACTTGGCAAGGCCGTCCCCGCTCATGTCCGGATGCGTAAACCGGGACTTCAGGCCGGTTTCGTCTCCGGCCTCCATGGCGTTGTCTAACTGCTCAAGGAAGGTCGAGTCGATCCAATGCCCGTGGCCCAATGCCTCCCCACGCGTGCATACGGCAAACGATTGAATGAGCCCCGCCCCAAATCGTCCCCCGTCACGCACAACGCGGGCCGTCTCCTGGCTTTCCCCGGCGGGCCTCACTGATCGGTATAACGTCGCGCTGGGCGGGGAGTTCTTCAGGTACCGGCGGTTGCGTTGGCGGGTCTTGGTTGTCATGGCGTCTTATGGCGGCGAGCGTAAACGGTAGTATCATCCGCGGAATGGGCGGCGGTTTGGCGTGATTGTCAGGCGGCGGGCGTGTCATCAGTTCGCCCCTACGTAGCAAGTGACTCCGCGTATCGTCGAGAGAAGTTCCCCGGCCCCGCGGTCGGCTTAGTCGCGTTGGTCGCAAGCCCGGCTGTTTCCAGTGCTTCCTTTTCGATCTGCAATTCCTCCACCAGGTCGAACCAGTCGATTCCCAACGTCTCGGCAACCACGCGTTGGCGGCTGTTCAGGCCGGCGTCGATGGCCTTGGTTTGGGCTGTCACTTCCTGGCTGGGATTCCACCATGGCGTACCCGTGGGCTGCCACAAATACTTGGGCAATTCGATCCCAGACGGGCGGAGCAAATCACCGTAAGCAAAGGCGCGTTGAATTTGCCACTCGTACCAGTCGGACAGAATCGTGCGAATCGCGGCCCGTTTCTCTTTGCAGGCTCGGAGGTAGACCAGCATTTGAGCGCGGGCGCTGTGGAAGTTTCCGGCGTTCGGGTCCCACATAGAAAACGGGATGTCCAGGGCCTTGAGCGTGATTGCGATCAGGGCGGCTACCAGCTCTATCGGGAGATCGGCTACGGCGTTCATAAAGTCCGCGTCCTCTCCCTCTTCCAAATCCAGGAAGACCGGACCGCCACCGAAATCGATTTCGTGTTTATCCTGATTGGCCTCTTGTTGTGGGTTCTCGCTTTCGTCAGTCTCTTCAATCTTCTTGATAGGTGCCGGCGCGTCGTCGCCAGTACGCGTGATCTTCAGCGCGAACAACTGGCTTACCTTCGCTTTCGCAACCCCATAATCGACGACTTCGTAAGTATCAACCAGCGTTTCCAGGCCAGAAGCAATCAAGGACGTCCCGCGGGTCTGATCGAACTCCCGAAAGTATCCGTGATGCGTGATCCTGCCGGCCGGGATGATTCGCGGTTCGTCCTTCTTGCCGGCCGAAAAGCTGTAGGCAAGAGAGGCCAGGCCGTTGTCTGTGTAGACTCCATACTCCCAGCGGTCCAGCTGCTTGTAGCGGCTGTTTCGTACGGCCTTTGGTGACGGCTGTTTACAGCGTTCGGCCTGGAGTGCTTGCAAGGCTCCATCTGCCAGGTTGACCCCAAATACATCCCCGTCCAGGACGGCGCGAGCTTCGAATAACCGAATCCAGCGGCCCAAGTCGTGACGGCGTGCCCGGTCGAAGTTATCCTTCTTGGCCCGCGTGCGGACGTAGTCCTCTACGTCGCGGCGGAGCCCCTTGTCCTTCTCTCGGCAGTTGAAATTGAAGTCGGCAACAAAGTCCAAGTGGCGGCGAACCATCCAGGCGGCTACGGCAAAATTCCGGTCAATGTCCCGGCAAATCGCCATCAGCTGGCTACGCTTCATCCCGGCCAGGGCCTTGTCATCCGACTTGAGCCGGCCGACATGCAACCGGCGGCGGTTGCGGCTGCTGTCCAGGATGTTGAACCCATACCCGGTTGCCCTGAGTACGGCGTTCAGTGCGGCTTTGATCATGTCAACCTGATGCGAGAGGCAATGGGCCGGCGGTTCCGTTGGTCTGGCTGCTGGGCTCTCAGCTGGCGGAGTGCCCTAGCTACGCCCTTCGGGCTAAATGTGGTCGATACGCCATCCGCAGACGTCGAGACAATGCCCAAGCTCTTGAGCCGTTCGAGGCGTGCAATTTTCTGGGCGTCTGACAGGTTAGCCATAATTCAACCGGTGCGAATGGTGGGAATGGTTCCCGGTTGCGAAGTGATGACAGAATGATAGGGCCGGCGGCGTCGACGTGAAAGAGAGAAAGAAGGGCGGATAATCCCGCCCGTATTTGTTTCGCCCTAAGTCCTTACGGTTACGCGTGAAATTCCCACGTTCGCAACTGTAGCGACTTCTGGCAGTTGCTGCAGGTGACGTACCGAATGACAAGCCGGTTGTACGGGCGGCCGTTTCGCGTTCCTTGAGTACGTTTGACGCGGCGCCTTGCTCCGGGTGTATGGTACAGCTTCGTTTCTCCGCATTTAGGGCAGGCTGGCAGATGCAGCGTCAAAACGGGGCGTTTTCGGTTGGGGCTACCCTTTGGCCGTCCACGTTTTGGCCGTTTCCGCTTCCGTTTCTTCCCCATATCGCACCTTTCAGAATCGCACGGAACGGCGGCGGCGTTGCGGCCGGCGCTCTGTCCGTGCTGCCGTGGCTGCGCCTGGCGGGGTCAATCCTTCGACAGTGGCGGCCACGTCGGCATACAAGGAACAATCCAGGAGGTGGTTATCCTCTCCCGGTCGCTGTGTCCAAACCGTCTTTTTCCCGTACGGCCCGGAGGTTTCCGCGGGCACTTCGGCCCGGAAATGCTCCGATAGCATAGCATGGCGATTTGCCAGCGATTCGTACAGAGTGATAGCACCCGCGGCCCCCCGCGGCGCAGCCAGGCCGCGGGCGTGGTTCGTCTTGAAAAGGTTCGTGTCGAGTATCACGTAACGCGTCGGACGGTCCGGCCTCTGCGCTGGTATCCGGTGTCCGTATCCCACCAGCTCCCCAGGCTTCGGAGGTCGAAAGTTCAATGGCGCATGTTGCGGGCCGATAAACTTACCGTGAACCGGGAGGCAGTCGAACGGACAGCCCGCCGCGGCCGTGTAGACAACGTCCGTCATATCGCCCCAATTCGCGTCGATACATGCCATGTCAATCGACGGTTTGGCACCCGCGGCCGTCTCGAACGGCAACAGGTAGACAAGCTCGAACGTCGCCTGAATCGCTGCCAATATCTGCGCGTCCAGCGTCCCGTCTGCCGGGTGTGCGTCCTGGATCGTATGCCGCGCCGATTCCAGCGTAAAATGAGCGGTCTTTTGGCGGGGGTACGCTCCATAGGTAACCATGTGATTCGAGAAGCCCGGCCCGTACGCCTTGACCGCGTAATAAATCAACGCCTTGTGGACGTCCATTCCCACGCAAAGCTTGACGGTCTCCGGCGGCAAGACAAGTTCTTGATAGGGTGCCGTCTTGCTCGCGATCGCGGCCAGCGTCGGGAGCGTCTCGATTTGCGGATTCTCGTTTTCCGGCTGGTTCTGCGCCTCGCACCAGAAGCTGGTCCGGTTTCGAAAATACAGATTCATGGCGCATTGCACGGCGCTCAATTCGTCCTTTAGCTTTCGAGCCTTCCACGTCGCCTTGGCTCCTTTGTCCATTTTTCGCCGATGCTTGCGATAGAACTCCGTGGCCGTCTTGCTGACCACGTCGTCAATATCTTCGTCGCCGATTTCCTCCCGTCTCAGCTGGTCGTATTGCTGCCACAAGTCCATGTCCTTTGGCATGCTCTTTAGCATCGGCTCCCGGATGCCCCGCCACTCCGGGTTGCGCTTCCGATCCGTCAACCTGGCCGCCACATCATCCGGCCGAATGACTGTACAGGTACACATCGCCGATATCTTCACATCCGGCCCGGCCAGGTACAGCAGATCCCCGGTTATCAAGTCCTCCCGCT